ACGGCGGTAATAACGCTAACATTTCACCTAACTTGCGGCTGTTCTACTTAGAAACAGTTATGCCGGTTATTAGAAAATTTGTTAGCGCACTAGAACGTTATTATGGATACGATGTGGATGCAATTACTACTAATGTAAGTGCCCTACAACCGGAACTAAAAGATATTGCAACCTATCATCAAACACTCGTAAATGGCGGTATTATTACACCAAACGAAGCGCGGGTAGAGCTGCGATATGAAAAAATGCCAGGATACGACGACCTACGTGTTCCTGCTAATATTGCTGGCAGTGCTGTAAATCCAGCACAAGGTGGTCGTCCCACCACCGCCCCTACAGAATAACAGGGAGAACATATGGTAGATAAAAACAAGGTAATTACCTTAACCAGTACATTTACTAAAAGTGTTCTACCTACCAAAGATATCAGCATTGACTCGATCATGATCGAAGGTTACGCAAGTACCGTAGATACTGATCGTCAGGGTGATATTGTACCTAGCACAGTATGGAAAAGCGGTGTACAAAATTACTTGAAAAATCCAGTAATTTTAGCATACCACGATCATAGTGAGCCTATTGGTAGAATGGTAGATCATAGAATCGACAGTAAAGGTTTGTGGATTAAAGCACGGATTTCTGCAGCAGCAGGCGAAGTATTTAATCTTATCAAAGACGGAGTACTTACTGCGTTTAGTATTGGTTTTCGTATCAGTGATGCGGAATATAATGCAGCCAACGAGCTGTTTGTTGTAAAAGAACTGGAGCTACATGAAATTTCAGTAGTGTCCGTACCTGCTAATCAAAACACATTATTTAGTTTGTCTAAGTCGTTTGAAACCGACGAAGAAGTTAAATTTTTCAAACTGCAATTTGCGCCCAAGTTGGAATCAGCTAAAGGGCTAGAGTCCCCCGTGGAAGCAAATAGCGACACTACAAAGGAATGGAACATGGATCCTAAAGATTTGGAAAAATTGCTAGCTGACACAGCTAAGCAAGCCGCTGTTGAAACAGCAAAAGCTATTGCTGAGCAACATGCTCAAGCTACTCAAGAAAAAGTAGCACAAGAGCGTGCACAGGCTGATCTTGATGCTAAAATCAAAGCTGCTGTTGCACAAGTGCAAACAGTTGACACAGGTGCTGAGCGCCTACTAGCCGAAGTAGAAAAGCGTGTTGCTGAACAAGAGCAATCACACAAGTCTGCTATTGCTGGTCTACAAGCCACACTAGCAGAAAAAGCTGCTGAACTCGAGGCCGTTCAAAAATCACGTATGCAATTTGCTGCTGATGGTACATCAGCCACAATGAGCTATGCTGACAAAGAAAAGGCTGTTCTACTTGCTCGCATGGCTAACAAAAGTGTTGAAGACACCAAGTTTGGTCGTGAAATGGTTCAAAAGTACGGCGCGCATGTACCAAGCGCTACTTGGGAACTTGAAGTTAGCCTAAACATGGAAGCTGAGGTTCGTCGTCGCCTAGTCGTCGCACCACTATTCCGTCAGATTGCTATGCAAACTAACGTAATGAAGATTCCAGTTAATCCAGAAGCAGGTACTGCTCAGTGGGTTGACAATACTGCTTTTGGTACATCAACAAGCGGTGGTAATACAGTAGTTCATGCTATCAAAGAGATCACACTAAGCGCATACAAGGTAGCTACAAACGAATACACAGCTTACGAAGAAGAGGAAGATAGCCTTCTTGCTATTATGCCTGTAATTCGTGATGGTATGATTCGTCGTATTGCTCGTGCAGTTGACAAGGCTCTACTTCGCGGTGCTGATACTACAGGCGATCCTATTAAGGGTCTAGCTAGTGCAGCTGGTAGTTCAACACAAACTGGTATTACTAATACTACAACAGCTGTTACAGTTGCTAACTTACGTAATATGCGTAAGCAGTTAGGTGTTTGGGGTCTAGATCCAGCAGATGTAGTTTACATTGTTAACAGCAGCGTTTACTACAATCTACTTGAGGACACAGTCTTCCAGACAATGAACCAAGTTGGTCCACAAGCTACACTACTTACTGGCCAAATTGGTCAGATCGGCAACTCACCAGTACTAGTTTCTGGCGAGCTTGGTGATCCTAGCGCAACAGCCGGTACTACATTTGCTAACGTTGGTGCAATTTGCGTTGCTCCTGGCAACTTCGTTGTTGGTAACCAGCGTGGTCTACGTATCGACACACAAGAATTGGTTGAGACACAGCGTCGCGTTATGGTTGCTAGCTTGCGTACAGGTTTTGTACAGGTTACAAGCAACTACGGTGCAGGTGTAACTCGTCTAATTTACTCCGCCTAATCTTTAGATTAGTACTGACAGGGCTGAAAGGCCCTGTCTTTTATATGGGTTTCTAGGAATCCATATAAAAGACAATAGAGGAATACAATGGCATTAAATTTAATTACCCTAGTAGAATATAAAACTTATGCCGGAATCAAGAGTAACAACTATGATGCAGAAGTTACTGCACTTATTCCTCGCGTAAGCCAGTTTGTTAAAAACTATTGTGGCAGGACTTTTGTAGACTATGTTGATAGTGACAAAGTCGAGTATTTTAACGGTGGTGTAAGTAAATTTTTACTAGCCGAAAATCCTGTTATTAGTGTTGCTAGTGTTGGCTATAGCATAGACTTTGGTCAAAACTACACTAATCTTGTACAGTACAAAGACTGGATTTTAGATGGCAATGAAGTACGAAGTTTAAATACTAATGCAGTTAATAGTCTAATTACAGTTAATCGTGGATTTCCTGAAGTAATCAAAGGTTACAAGGTAACTTATCGCGCAGGATATGATGATGTACCTGCAGACGTTGCACTAGCTATTATGGACATGGTAACTTACTATCGTAAAAATGATATGAGTGTACATAGCACCAAAGCGCCAGGAACTAATAGCGTACAGATTGAATATATTTCAACTACAGGCTTGCCGGCACATATTCGACGCGTGTTAGATATGTACAGGTCGGATTACACATGAGTATTCAAAATTTTACTTCTGCTATTCAAAGTAAAATCTACGAGACTTGGCTTAAAAAGTTAAACGATAATATTATTACTAATAGTGCTAAAAGTTTGCGGAAAAAAGAACAGGTTGCAAGTAAGACTAGTTTTTACATGACCACAGATACACTTCAAAGTATGTATGAGCGTATAACTGGTCAAAAAATGCCCGATGATCGTGCAAAACGCATTATTAATAATTTAGTTGAAAGTACTAGTTTATCTCCGGCAAAGGAAAGTGGCAAAGCAATTAAAGTAAGTGGTAAAAATGCTATTTTTATTGAGTCAATAAGTTGGGAAGGTATTAGTGAGTTAGTAGCACCAGTATTTGATAACGATCCTAAAGTATTGCAGGTTTACGCCGCTACTGAAAAAGAATACTTAGACTCGCAAATGGCAGTTATTAATAATACTAAATATGCAAAAGGTTCTGAAAAGCAGGCTGCTATTACCAAAGCTGAAAAAGAAGCTAAGCGTCGCGGAAGTTTTGGTTATTTTGTAAATAAAGGCCACGTTATTAGCGTTGCCACCAATTTAGTAAAAAAGTTTCGTGATGATCTTAAAAAGCTAGAAGGCTTACAAGATCAACAAAAATCTGCACTTGTAACTGTGCTTGATAGTTATATCAGTAAATTAGAACAAGACGATATTGATACTAGTAACCTAAAAAGTATAGATCAAACCATTTATGCTAGTTATGTAAAAGATAGTTATGGTAAATATTTAGTAGAGTTTCAGTTTAGTACTGAAAATCAAACAGCTGGAAGTCTTAGTGCGGGTATTTTAAATGAACTTAGTAAAGTATTTACACTAACAACTGAAGATGCTAAAAAGATTTTGGTTAATTCACCAGAACTTGGCGTAGCACTACTAAATACTGAAGGCTCTCCTAGATTTACTCAAATGCTGGCTAATAATATAGCAGATCATATTAAAAGTGGTACTAGTAAAAAAGAAACTTATGTAGGAAAACCTTCACTGGTAGCTAAAAAATCTACAAAAGTATCTAAAGATAATAAAAATGCTAGTAAGATTGCACAGTTAAAGGCACTAAGTGGTGATCTTAAAAAATCAATAAAAGTACCTACAACGGTACAGGCTATTGAAGAACAACCAGAACTAAGTTTAATATCTCTGCAAACTTTAATTAATAGCCTACTAACAAAAACTATTAAAGAAAACATGGGCACTGGTAGTCGCCGTGATATTTTAAACTTGCGTACTGGCAGATTTGCCGAAAGTGTCAAACTAGAAAGATTAACGCAAAGTCGTGAAGGTATGATTACTGCGTTTTATACTTATATGCGTAATCCTTATGCTACATTTAGTGATGGTGGACGTCAAGAAAGTCCAAAAACTAGAAACCCTAAATTGTTAATAGCTAAGTCAATCAGGGAAATTGCTGAAACCCAAGTAAAAAATAGATTAAGGGCGGTGTTAGTATGAGCAAGCGCACACAAATTGTAAAAGCCTTGACTGCTAAACTAAACTTAATTGACGGCAAAACTCCTTATACGGTTAACCTTTTTAAAAATTGTTATGCTAAGCTAAAGTTCTGGGACGAAGTAGAAGATTTTCCCAGCGTATTTTTAATGCCAGGTACTGAGCTGCGCGAATATCATCCCAGTGATTTTGCCTGGGGATTTTTAGGCATTGCTGTTAAAGTATACTGTCATGGTGAATTAAGCAGTGAGCAATTAGAAAATCTACTAACCGATATAGAAAAATGCATTCATGATAATCGTCAACTAGTTTACGATTCTAATAATAATTCCACGACTGAGATTTTAATCCAGTCAATCACAACTGACGAAGGGCTACTAGCCCCTTATGCTGTTGGTGAAATTAACTTACAAGTCCGATACCAGATTCTGTAAGCAACCATGCTGATAAATGTTAAAAACAGATAAATGTCTAGTTTATGCATTTTGGGCATTAACAAAAAGGAACGAAAATGGCATTTAATTTAATTCGTAGTAGTCGAGTATTCTTTACTACAAACGTAGATACAACAGGCGTAGTTGCAGCAACTGGATTTAGTGCTAGCAATACTCGCGAAATTCAAGTATTGGCTGGATTTAGCTTTAGTCAAAATACCGCAACTGAAACTGTTACCCTAAGCGAAGCTGGTGCAACACCTAATCGTGGTCAGCGTAACTTTAACACAGCACTAAATCCAGTTGATTTTAGCTTTAGTACCTATATTCGCCCACGCGATGCTGGTGGTACAATTGATGCTGAAGAAGGTGCACTGTGGAACGCAATGTTTGCCAAAGATGCAATTGGTGGAAGTAATCCAGCTTGGACACCTGGCGCTGGTGCTGGTAGTAGCACTTTTTATGCACAATGTGTTAGCACAAACTCTAATACTCATCAACTTCAGCCTTTTGGCTTAATTGTTGTTCTTGAAAATACTACATTTGTTATTGACAATTGTGCTATGGATCAAGCAGTAATTGATTTTGGTTTAGATGCAATTGCTACTATTGCATGGACAGGTAAGGGTGCTATCTTACGACAAATTACAAGTCCTACTATATCAGCACCTACTTCAGGTGCTAGTGCAGCACAAACAGTTAGTTTTACTGGAACATTAACAGGTACTGTTGCTTATAAACACACAGGTTCAAATGCATACTACTTAGCTAATAAACTAAGTACTGTTACATTTGATAGTGGTATTGGCAGTGCAGCTAATCCTACTGGTACTGGCACAGCATATACTATTCCACTTACTGGTGGTAGCATTACTTTTGCAAATAACATTACTTACCTAGTACCAGCTAATTTAGGTGTGGTTAATACACCAATTACCTACTTTACAGGTACACGTGCAATTACAGGTACAATGAATGCTTACCTACGTACAGGTACAGGATATACTGCTGATTTGCTAACTACTTTGCTTAGTAACAGTGCTACTGCTGTAGATCCTGCATACTCAATGAAAATTACTATTGGCGGCAGCACAACAGCTCTTGCACGAGTTGATATTGAATTACCGGCAGTTATGCTTAGTATTCCTACAGTTGCAACAGAACAAGTTGTTTCTACAACTATTGGATTTACTGGTCAAGGTTACACAACCGGTGCATTTGATATTGAACAAGCTAATGAAGTCTCTATTAAATACTGGGCTACAGAAGCAACTACTATAGCTAACTAAATAATTTAAACACGGAGGCTGGAGTAATTCCAGCCTCACCCTAAACCTAAGGTAATTAATGTCTACACTTTCTCTTAAAACCCTACTAGTTCCCTCTAAATCAGTAGAAGTTGAGTATCCTGGTATGCCAGGTTTTATGCTGCAACTTAGTTTCTTGTCCAGGGAAATCCTACTTAACGTTCGCAAAAAGTCTACAAAAACTACTTTTAAAAATCGCCAACCACAAGAAGACTTTAACGAAGACTTATTCCTACAACTATACACAGAAAATGCAATTAAAGGTTGGACTGGATTTAAACTTAAATACCTAGAACAACTAGCACCAGTTGATTTAACTGGTCAAGACCTAGAAGATTTTTTAGAGTTTACTAATGAAAATGCACTGTATTTGATGAAAAATTCAAGCAATTTTGATGCGTTTATTAGTGAACAGGTAAGCGATCTAGCAAATTTTTCGATGAGCAGCTTGCCGAAGTAAACAGGCTGCTTAAAAGCTATTTTCAAAATACTCAAGTTAGTATGACTAAAGAAAGTTATTTTGAAATGTGCGAAATGATGGATACTGAACCCATAGAAGAAGAAATTCCAGTAGAATTTGATGATTTTCCTTATGAAGTGCAACAGGCTTTTATTGTATACAGAATGTTGCGTGATGAATGGGAAGGCATGAATGGTATTTATTTAGGTAAATCCTTATCTGGAATTCAAGAAATACTACAGTGTTGCGAAATTGATCCACAAGACTACAAAATTATTATATCACTTGTACAAACAATTGATAGTATTAGACAAGAACAAGTTAATTCTAAACACGACAGTAAAAAGCCCGCTTAGCCAAACAGTTAAGCGGGTTTTTTTGTGTTGTTTAAAAATTTTTTGTGTTGACACCTATTTGCCTATGTGGTATAATTGGTATACATAAAAATGTGTAACTAATTTACTGGTTACCTAAGATTACCTGGAGATTATATGGCAGGTCAAACTATAGACATTAAGCTAAATATCAGTGATGAAGGTGCTATGCGCCGACATATTGATAATGCTAAAGAGTATAATAAAGAAACTGAAAAGTTTGGTAAAGGACCTGCTGCACTATCTTCAATGCAGTACGGTCGTGCTCGCGGTGCTAGTGGTTTAACTGGTGCCAGTGCTAGAGACTTTGCTAATGAACAGCAAGGTCTTGGTGGATTAGTCAGACTATACGCTACAGTTGCGGCCAATACATATGCTGCGGCTACTGCTTTTAATGTATTAAGTAGAGCCATGGATACTGATACCATGGTTAAAGGCTTGGATCAACTTGGTGCTAGAAGCGGAATTGCC